CAGATTTTGATGAGGTATTAGTTAGAAAATTTGAAGATACTGTAACAGATGAATCTTTTGATGAAGAGTTTCCAGATCCTTTTACTCATACAGTCACATTATATGATACTAGAGTAGCACATATGGGACATTCATTTCCTACAGATCAGTGGATAGAGAAATTAAGAGATCATGAATCAAGAAAAACTAGGACTAATCCAGAGGATTCTATAAATAAAGCATTAGAAGATATGGAGTTCGACTATGGGAGCAATGGTTCCACCGAGCAGGAAGAGCTGCTACAATTTCAGAGTAACAGAGATTAATCGTGTTCTTGACGGGGATACTATTGATGTCACCATTGATCTTGGGTTTGATTT